GTATTTATAAAACCAGGCAAACAAATTAACATACTAAACCCAGGAGGTAAGGGCGTAAAAAATGCTTTTGCAGAATTTATGCTTAGCTGGTACCTTGAACACGGAACTGATATTATGAATTCATCTGGTTTATATGAGAGAATAGCTAATGACGTTTCAATTGAATTAAGTAAAAATGGTTCAAACATAAACACAGTTAGAAGGGCTGTAGCTAATATAGTTCAGTCCTCAGATCTAGATAGGGCGGTAATTAGATGACAGATTATACATATGTAGCAGCTTATGATTTAAGAGATGCTATGTGGCAAGAGCTTCAAGACTCGGGTTTATTTGACATAAATGATTATTATGCCGATGGCTTTGCCGAACCTATAGTACCTATTGTCCCAGCTCAGCAAGTTCCTGAACTTAACAATTTGTTGCCAGGAAAAACCTATATTGTTTACAATGTAGTCCAAAAGAAATATGGGGTGCAATGGTGGTTATCGTCAGAATCTATAATACTTGAGATTGTCTCTAGAAATGCCTCTGAAATTCAAACAATCACAAACTTCCTTATAGATGTCTTCAGAAGATATGACTTGTCAGCCAGAGACATAAACTTAAAGATAAGCGAAGATAGCCCATTTACATTCCTATGGTTCAACCTAGAGTCCGCAGACCCAATTCAGTATTTTGATGATGAGGGCGGTTACATGTCGGGAGACTTGTCAATAGGGTATGCCTACACCAGAGAGGTAAATAGCCTTGACGGTAGATTTGCTTAAAAATTTGATTTATTAGACATTAGTGATATGATTTTCTATGAGGAAGCAAATTGTTATCTTTTTTATTAAAAATAAATAAGGTGGTGAAAAATAAAATATGGCTACAAATACTAAAAACGTAATTGTTGGTGCAGCAGATATTTTCATTAGCAATAATGATGGAATTAATGGTACTCGCCCAGCAACAGACCCAGCGTCGCTTAAAACCCTTTTCGGAACAAGCACAGGTCAATCAGCACGTACTGGTTTAATCCAGAGTGCAGATTATCGTGAGGTCGGATTTACAAGCACAGGTTTTGAAATTTCTTACGAACCAACATATAACGAAGTACAGGTTGATCAGCTTCTTGATGCAGCTAGACTTTTCAAGTCAGCACTCAAGGTAATGCTCAAAACAGAGCTTACAGAAGCAACACTTGAAAACCTTCAGTTATCATGGGGTCAAATGGATTCTTACTATGCAAACACTGGATCTTCTATCGCAAGTGTAAATAACTTGACAGATACAACTCCAATTTCAGGAGAGACAGGTGCAACACTTAACCTTGCAGCTGGTGCTCTTGGTGATGCTCCAGTAGAGCGTGTACTTATTGCAGTAGGAAATGCTCCATACGCTCTTGGCGATGGTGCAGGTTCAAATAACTATGCAGGTCGCAATAAAGAGCGTGTTTATGTTGCACGTCGTGTTGTTTCAATTGATACAACAATGCATGCACTTAAGCGTGATGCAGCAACAGTGTTCCCAGTGAACTTCCGTTGCTTGCCAGATGACTCAAACACAGCATATGCAGGTCGTGAATACGGCGTTGTTATTGACCGTGTATGGGGAACTAACTAATTAAATAGTTTCAAAAAAACTTAATATTGATATTCGATGCCCCGCCAGAAATGGCGGGGTATTGAGTTTGTTTATACTGAATTTATTGGTATAATTTAACTAACGTAAAGGAGCTATAACTTGGCAACAACTGTATACGACATTGTAGATATTGAATTACGTGATGGGTCTACCGTCACTTTAAAACCACTGCCTATTAAGCAGTTAAGAAGATTTATGGACATAATCAATAACATGCAAGTTGAAGATAATGAAAACGCAGATGCAGCACTTGATCTATTTATTCAGGCTGCCCTAATATGCATGGAATCAACAGATAGACCAGATCTATCAGATAGAGATAAGTTTGAATCACTTGTTGAAACACCAACAATGATGAAGATTTTAGATGTAGTCGGAGGACTAAAACTTTCTGACCCAAATCTTCTGGGAGCGGCTCTAGTTGGGACGAACTAGACCTACGCTCCCTGGAGTCTGAAGTTTTCTTACTCGGTCATTGGAAAAACTTTGACGAGTTAGAATCAAATCTTTCGCTTGAGGAACTAACAGCATTGTTAGATTTCAAAAGGCAAAAAGATTTTGAAGATAAGAAGTTCTTAGCAGCCATACAGGGTGTTGAGTTAAATGAAGCATCTGATGATTCAATTGACGACATCGCAGACTTAAAGGGACTGGCAGCAAGAAATTCAGGCTTCGGAATTAATGAAGGTTTGGAAATAATGGTTATGGGGGTGGATGACTAATGGCTAATATTGAATTAAATATAGTTGCACTTGGTGATTTCTCTTCTGTACAAAATCAAATAAAAGCATTGCAGGCACAAGTTGCTTTATTAAATAAAGCAACTGGTGGCCTTGGTTTAAATCCTGTACTATCTAAAAATCTTCAATCAATAACAAATGATTTTAGCAACGCATTGGTTGCAAGTGGTCAATTTTCAAAACAAACAATTTCTCTTCAAACAGAAACTGAAAAGTTTGGTGCAGCCCTTCAAAAAGGCAGCCTTGGGCTTGGCAACTATTATCAAATCATTACAAAGCAAAATGGTGCAGCAACAAATAGCATCAAAGCTCTTGCTGTAGAGCAAACTAAATTACAAAATTCTATTATTACCTCAGACCCTACAAAGCAAGGGTTCTACTCTGTTTATACTCCAAAAAATATTGATCTTATTGCAAACTCTACAAAAATTGCAGCTAATGAGGCAAACCTATATGCTATAGCGGTTAACAAAGGATCGCAAGCACTTATTAACTTTGGTAAAAATACACAATGGGCGGGTCGTCAGCTAACTGTTGGTATGTCTATGCCACTTTTACTTTTTGGTCAACAGGCCGTTTCTCAGTTTGATAAAGTTAACACTGCTTTAACTCAACTTCAAAAAGTTTATGGAGAAGGACTTATTCCTCCAAGTGATCAAACCATTCAAAACATTTCTAATCAGGTTCTAGACTTAGGTAAAAGCATTGCTTCAACAATGGGTATTGCTCAATCTGATACTATTGCTACTGCAGCATCATTTGCTGCTATGGGTAAGCAGGGTCAGCAATTATTGGATATTACTGCACAAACAGAAAGACTAGCAAAGCTAGGCAATCTAGATCAAACAACAGCTACAAATGCAATGATTGCCCTTCAAAATGTTTATAAGTTAAGCACTACGGGAACTGCAGATGCTGTTAACTTCCTTGGAGCCATGCAGAAGCAAACATCTCTTTCTATGACAGATCTTGTTCAAGCAGAATCAAGAGTTGGACCTATTATTGATCAATTGGGCGGTAGCTATAAAGATACAGCCATTATGTTGCTTGCAATGAAAGAAGCTGGTGTTCCAGCAGCACAAGCAGCTAACGCATTAAAAACAGCATTTGCTTCTATTATTGCACCATCTTCTGCTGCAAATAAAGAATTTGCAAAGTACGGAATCAGCTTAGATAAAATAAAACATGACAATGGTCCAGTTGCCATGATTCAAGATCTTCAAAATTCTTTAAAGGGCTTGTCGCCACTTGTAAGAGAACAATTAATTGAAAAACTATTTGGTAAATTTCAATTCACTAGAATGTCAGCACTTATTGCTAACTTTGGTCAAGTAGGGTCGCAAACAGTTAATGCACTTAAAGTTGCTGGTGCAACATCTTCTGAGTTAACAAATCTTGCAAACCAAGAAATGAAAAAAGCAACTTCTTCTCCATCAGCTCAATGGCAAATTGCATTGCAAACATTAAAGGCAGACTTATATCCAATAGGACAAACAATTATCAAAGTAGGAACTGAAATTCTTAAATTTGGTAATGCCGTATCTAAGGTGTTTAGTGGTCTTCCAGCACCAGTAAAGATGGTGCTGGGAATTATGGCAGGATTTGTTGCCCTGTCTGGACCTATCATCATGTTAACTGGTTTGCTGGCTAACTTTGCTGGCTACCTATTAAGAGGTGCATTTAATCTAAAGCAGTTAGTTACTGGCGGTAAAACGCTCGGACAACTATTAACCCCAGAGCTTGTTGCATCTCAAAATGCTGCAGAATTATTCAGCAAGGGAATTATTGGGGATGT